GCAAAGGGCAGGGATTTGGCGATATTGCGAAGTTCTGGCCGGTTGCCAACGACAATGACCAGAGGGAGGCGGCGTGATGGCCGTCCAATCCGACAAGTTCCTCAACACGGTGCGTGGCAAGGCAATGGTCGGCCATGCCTCGCCAGAGGAAATCATGAAGGTCTTCGATCATCTCGATGCACTCGAAATGTTTCTCGACGATCACGACGAGGATGATGTGTTCGGAACAGAAGGCTCGCGCCACACAATCGGCATGGAGGACTAAATGGACAAAGCTCTAGCTGGCCTCGTAGCAATCGCGGCCATCCTCTTCTTCGCGCCGCTCATCGGCGTTCTCGGTGGCGCGTTCGTCGGCTGGGTCGTGGGCCTGTTTTTCGCAGAAACGATCCACGCCTTCCTTGCCGCCGTTGGCATCAACGCGGCGGGCCTTGCGATGTGGCAGATCGGCGCCTCGCTCGGTTTCATCGGCGGGTTCTTCCGCCCGGCTATTCATCGGGCGAAGGCGTAAACACCCAAAACCCCAACTACGCTGCAACAAGTAAATAACGTCGCTCCGCTGCGGACGGAGCGCGCGGAGCGACGGCGCAAAGCAACCCTCCTCCCCTGATTACTTACGCAGCAGCGAATTACCATGAGAATAAAATGGTTAATAGTTAATCATCCGTAACGATTACCTAACCACACCACCAACAACACGAGGATTTTATAGATGGCCAGACTTGGCTCAACATTTGACGCAACCAAACACGATACGACGCAGTCCGATTACTCGGAACTGCCGAACGGCGACTATGAGTTGGAAATCGAGGCCAGCGAAGTAGCTGCCACGAAGGACGGCACGGGCACTATCCTGAAGACGACGATGGTCGTTATTCGCCCGGAGGAGTACGCGAAGCGCAAGCTCTTCAACAATTACAACCTCGAAAACAAAAGCACTCAGGCGCAAGAGATCGGCCAGCGCCAATTCGCCAGCCTTTGCCGGGCGATTGGTGTTTCGGAAGTCGAGGATTCCGAAGAACTGCACTTCAAAGCGTTCACGGCAAAGATTGGCCTCGGCAAGCCTTCCAAGGACGGCCAGTACCCGGCTCGTGCTGAGATCAAGAAATACTACTTCCCCGACGAGGGAAATGTCCCCCAGCCTTCAATCGACGCCAATCAGTCTGTAGCGCAGGCTCGCCCAGCCAATGACAACCGACCGGCCGCGGCAAACAGCAATAAGCCAGCGCCAGCGGCTGCTGTGGCAGGCAAGAAGCGACCTTGGGGCTAAGCCACGCCAACCTGCTACTGGCGCGAAAGCGCCGGTAGCAACCACTGTACCGAACCGAACACGAGGAGACTTTGATGAGAGTCAGCATTGACCGCTCACAGCTCGCGCACGCCTTGGCTACCGTCAATCGTGCCATCGAAAGCCGCAATTCAATTCCTATTCTCGCCAACGTGCTCTTGGCTGTTGAGAACGGCCAGTTGCGCCTGACGGGCACCGATCTGGACGTGGAGATAACGACCAGTCTGCCGGTGCTCGACTGCCAGCCTGGTAGCGTAACCGTTCCCGGCAAGATGCTTGCGGACATCGCAAAGCGTGCGACGGGCGACGTTACCCTTGAGCTGGATGCAGCTAGCGGTGGAGGCCGCCTTACCGTCGCGTCTGGTCGCAGCCGTTACAAGCTCGACGTTTTGCCCGCTGAGGACTTTCCGTCCTTCAGTGCAGGGAAGTTCGACACGACGCTTGAGTTCGATCTGGCTGCGCTTGTGGCGCCGTGTGTGCACTGTATTTCGACAGATGAGACACGTTACTATCTGGCTGGCGTTTATCTCCATGCCGTTGACGGCCGCTTGGTTGCTGTCGCAACCGACGGGCACCGGCTGATGCGAAACACAGGTCCCGAAGGTACCCTGCCTTCCTCGTTGGAGGGCGGCGTTATCCTGCCGCGTAAGCTGGTCGGGATACTGCCGAAGGGCGCTGTCACGATTGAACTGTCCCAAAACAAGGTGCGCATCACGTCTGGCTCGACGTTGATCACGTCAAAGCTGATCGACGGCACTTTTCCTGATTATGTGCGCGTCATTCCAACCGGCAATAGCAACATACTTACCGTTGACCGGCAGGCGCTCATGAAGGCGGTCGAGCGTGTCGCCGCTGTTGCTGACGACAAATCGCGCGCCGTGAAATTCACGGTCGGCGATGTGCTGCGGCTGATGCTGGCTGACAAGGCTAGCGATGAAATTGAGGCGACATTCGAAGGCGAGCCTTTGGAAATCGGCTTCAACGCCCGGTACGTCAACGACATGCTTGGCTCGCTGGATGAAGCAAACGTGCGTTTTGCGCTCGGCGATGCAGGCTCGCCTGCCGTCGTCAAAGGCGAGGGCAAGTGGACGGGCGTGCTGATGCCGATGAGGGTCTAGGGGATGGCAGTGACAATCCCCGAACCCACGATCTTCAACGCCATTGAATATGCGCTGCGCCATGAAGGCGTGACCGAAATCGCGTTTTCGGAAGATGGCGAATACGAAGTCGAAATCCACGAGGCGTCCAGCTTGATGCCGTTCGTCATGTGCCTGTTGCGCGAGTTGGAGGTGATTTCCTGATGGCACCGATCCCACGGCCTAACTCATCCACGGTGTCGGCCATCTACGCAGCTTACGAGACCCAGGCTAAGTCCTGGGACTCGTGGGGCATAAGCGTGGGAGAGGCGGGCACAGAATGTGACAGAGCCTTATGGTACGGCTTCCGCTGGGTGTCGGCGCACGAGGTTCATTCTGGCCGCCAACTTCGCTTGTTCGCCACCGGCAATATCGAGGAAGACCGCTTGGTCGCTGACCTCGAAAGCATTGGCGTCGACGTTTACGGGCAGCAGGACAAAATCAGGCTGGTGTCGGGTTTCGTGCGCGGCAAGTGCGATGGCAAGGCAATGGGCGTACCCGAAGCTCCGAAGACTGAACACTTGTTGGAATTCAAGTCGAGCAACGAGAAGGGCATCAAGGAACTGCAGAAGCATAGCTGCCAGAAGGCTAAGCCCATGCACTATGCCCAGTGCCAACTTGGAATGCACGATTTCGGACTGACGCGCTGCCTGTATCTAGCATCGTGCAAGAACACCGACACGCTTTATGCCGAACGTATCGAATATGATGTCGAATTCTGTCTTCGCCTGCTGGCACGCTGCGAACGCATCGTGTTTTCGGACGAGCCGCCCAGCCGTATCAGTGAAGATCCGGAGTTTTTCGGATGCTTGTTCTGCAAGCACCGTGGCGTCTGCCACGAAGGCGTGCAGCCGCGCGTAAACTGCCGCACTTGCCTTCATGTTCAGCCAGAGCACGGCGGCGACTGCCACATGTCATGCTCGCGCTGGAACAAGCCGTTGTCGATCGACGAGCAGCGAGACGGCTGCCCGGCACACCTCTACCTGCCGGGACTGATAAATGGCGAGCAGATCGATGCGGACGAGGTCGCAGAGACGGTCACATATCGACTGGCTACGGGTGAGATTTGGGTGGATGGCGCCAACGACAATAAGAAGGTAGCATAATGCTTGAACTCAGGTCGTACCAACGCGAAAGCATCGACGCCCTTTACGAATACTGGGCTAATGGCGGCGGTAACGGATTAATCGTACTGCCGACCGGCGCCGGCAAAGCTCTAGTCATTGCCAAGATCATTGAGGAGTTGCTTGCTCAATACCCAGACATGCGGATCGTCAATGTCACGCATTCGGCGTCATTGGTCGAACAGAACTTCAAGGAGTTCTTGGGCCTTTCTCCGTTCGCGCCTGCCGGCATTTATTCCGCCAGCCTCAATCGCAGGGACAGCAGAGCACAAGTGCTGTTCTGTGGCATTCAGTCAGTTTGGAACAAGGTCAAGGAGTTGGGGCCAATCGATCTTGTCTTGGTCGATGAGGCTCATGCCATTAGCCGCAACGCTAATACTCAATACGGCAAATTCTTCCGCGATGTTCGCGAGACCAATCCAGACAGCAGAACGGCCGGAACGACGGCTACCGATTACCGCATGGATTCGGGTCGCCTGACAGATGAAATGGATTCCGATGACGATGTGGACGAAGACGGCAATAAGGTCAGGTTCAAGTTGTTTGACGATGTCGTCTATGAAGTTGGCATCGCGGAACTTATCGAGAATGGCTACCTGACGAAGCTAACCAGCCACAAGACCAGTGCGAAAATTGACTTGAAAGGAGTAGGCTCTAGAGGCGGTGACTACATCCCGGGTCAATTGTCTGCCGCGGCAGAGAAGATCATTGAAGACGCTATAGCGGAAGACATGGTCATGTCTGAGGGCCGACGTGCTGGGCTTTTCTTTAGCACCAGCAAAGAAAACGCACGCCATATTGCCGAGTGTATTCGCAGCCATGGACGCTCGTGCGCTGTCCTTACAAGTGATAATGCGCACCAGACCAAGGAGGTATTTGAAGGCTTCCGATCCGGCAAGTACTGGGCAATTTCATCGGTCTCAATGATTACAACCGGGACGAATTTCCCGTTCGTGGACTTTATCAGCCTTATCTTGTCCACGAAATCAGCGGGAAAACTGGTGCAGATTTTGGGGCGTGGCACTCGCAACTCACCTGGAAAGACAGAGTGCTTGATTGCAGACCACGGCAAGAACCTCGCCTATCACGGGCCAATTGATCAGATTCGTCCCAAGGCCCCGGGCAGTGGAGACGGAGAGGCGCCTCGAAAGACCTGCCCAAGTGAAGAAACACTGGGAGCGGTGCGGGATGAGGAAGGAAAGTTCGGCTGCGGCGAACTCATTCACGCGTCCGCCAAGATTTGCCATTGCTGCGGCTACATTTTCCCACCTAGCGGAGAGGTTAAAATTACGGCGACCGCTGCTGATGTGCCAGTTCTATCGAAAGACAGTGCCAGCGAAAGAGAAGTGACGCGCAGGACGTTTTATTTCCATGAGGCCAAGCCAGGGAAAAAAGACACGGTGAAGGTCAGTTACATGTGCGGCGTGACTGTCATGAATGATTGGCACGGCCCCGGACATACAGGTTTTTTCAAGTCGAAAGCAGATCGTTATTGGGCGCGCCACGGCGGTCTCCGTCCCTTTCCTTCAACTGTCATGGAATGGCTAGAACGCCAGAACGAACTTCGCCCTACAGAGATTATCAAAGTACGTCCCAACGGAAAATATTGGGAGGTTCTAGAGGCCGTACCGGGCGACGGCGCGCCACAAGGCGAGAATGACAACACGCCGGAGGCTGGCAACGACAACGTGCCTACGGCAAACTACGGGCGGGTATCTGCCGGCCTGGCTGAAATATTGGACGACGAGATACCATGGTGATCATAGACAATGATAATTTGCCAGTAGAGGAGTGGCGGCAAGTTCCTTCTATTCTAGAGGTTGAAGCTAGCTCACACGGGCGAATAAGGCGAAAACCTCATACTGGAATAATGCCGCACGGCGGTACCCGTGAGTACAAATCTGAGCCTAGATTTGGAAGCATAACGTCGGCGTCAAAAGATGCTAGGCATTTATACTTCAATGTCCTCTATCGCGGTATTGGTAACGTTAAGGTTCACTTTGCAGTATGTGAAGCTTTCCACGGAACAAATCCAGATGGGAGTAGCGGTGTCCGACACCTCAACGAGAATGGGTTAGACAATCGGCCCACTAACCTTCGGTGGGATTCACAAAAGATCAATCTGAATGATCCCGCGTTCAAGAGTTATCAGCGCCGTCGCGTTTCACCGAAATCCAACTCCAGACTGAGTAAACGTGAAAAGAGATCCGGCATATATGACAGCATCCTGGATATCGGGATGATGATGATGGAAAAAAGGAAAATTCGGGCTGATAACGATAATTTTCCGCCCATTAACGGGATGCGCCGCGAGGCATGTTAATTTACCTACCGCTGCTTATCGCAGCAAAACCAACCACCAAAACACGAGGAGCAATGATGACGGAGAATTACGACCCGTATAACCCGGCGCCTATTGGTCACAATAGACCGCCGCTTACTGTCTACGAGACTGTAAAACAGGAAATCGAAGACCTGTTTGATGAAGCTAAAAATTTCGCGGACGGTGAAGCAATAGACAATCAACAGTTGGCCGACGCGATCACCGAACTGCACGACAAACTGCATGAGGCCGGGAAGCGCGCCGACGAGGCCCGCAAGGACGAAGCGAAGCCACATGACGACGCAAAGGCTGAGATACAGGACCGCTACAACAAGCTGATCGGCAATACGAAGTCAGTCAAAGGAAAAGTCGTTCTTGGCAAGGAAACGTTGCAGGCCTTGCTGACGCCATGGCGCAATAAGCTTGTTGCCGAAAAGGAAGCTGCCGCGCGCGCTGCGCGTGAAGAGGCTGACCGCATTGCGCGTGAAGCGCAGGAGGCCATGCGGGCCAGCGCAGGCAATCTCGAAGAGCGCGAGAAAGCCGAAGAGCTGCTTGCCGAGTCGAAGAAAGCAGACCGATGGGCCAAGCGCGAAGATCGGTCAGCAACCACGGGCACGGGGCTGCGCACTATCTGGCACTGCAAGTTGGAAGATGAAGGCAAGGCACTCGACTGGGCATATGGTCGTGCGCCAGAGCGCTTCAAGGAACTCGTGCAGTCGATGGCCGAAGAAACTGTGCGCGCCGGGATGCGTCAGGTGCCGGGGTTCAAGATCTGGGATGAGCGGGTGGCGCGGTGATGGCGAAGCTAGACCCCGCGGATTACGTGCCGCGCATCAAACGCTTGCGGGAGCAAGGGTTGGGGCTGGACGAGGCAAGGAAACAAGTGGACCGCGAGTACCTTCTGAATGCCATCGACGAAGCACGCAACTTCTATGAACTGCGCGGGGTTATGCGCGCCTGTATGGAGAAGGTGTTGTGAGCAACTACGGCGACCAATTCATGAAGTGTCCGGAGTGCGGCGGCACGGCTGAGGCAGAATGCGTTGACGTCGGCGTCGGCCTTTACATCAGTGAAGAGTACGAATGCCCTTGTGGCTATAACTCGGCGGCTGATGGACGGATGAACGTCGCCACCTACGACGACTGGTTTCCTGATCTAACCCGCCCGATTGCTGCCGTGCAGCAAGGCGGCTGGATAAGTCTCGACGGGTTCGTCGATCCGCCAACTGCTCCGTCGGGATTCACCACTGAAGTGAAGCTCGATTCGTACATGGGCTTTGTGACCGACTACAGGCACGTACCAGCCTAGGTCCGGGCCACGATCAACACCCCGCCAGCCACCAACTGGCGGGTTACCACCACGAAACACGAGGAGATGAGGATGGACGCCTACGCGCGTTTCCTGCAAGGGAAGGCTATTGCCGATCCCGTTACGGGAATGACTGACATTCCAGAACTAAGCCAGACGCTAAAGCCACATCAGCGTGATATCGTGCGGTGGGCTTTGCGCCGTGGTCGCGCTGCGATTTTTGCGGGCACGGGTCTCGGCAAGACATTAATGGAACTGACGTGGGCCGAGCATGTCTCGGACTACACCGGCAAGCCTGTTCTGATCTTCGCGCCACTGGCAGTCGCAGCGCAGCATATTAGAGAAGCTGCCAAGTTCGGTATTCCCGCCCGTATCGTTGCGTCTCAGTCGGACGTTGGGCCAGGCATCAACGTCACCAATTACCAGAAGATGGATCATTTCTCGCTAGAAGAATTTGGCGGCGTTGTGATCGATGAAAGCTCAATCCTAAAGTCCACAGACGGAAAGTATCGCAACCGACTGATTGAGGAATGCGCGGCAATCCCGTTTCGTCTGGCTGCAACTGCTACGCCAGCGCCGAATGATTTCATGGAGCTTGGCAACCACGCGGAGTTTCTGGGCGTCATGTCATATACCGACATGCTGGCCACGTTCTTCATCCACGATGGCGGCGAGACACAGAAATGGCGTCTGAAAGGCCATGCTGAAACCGAGTTTTGGACGTGGATGGCGTCATGGTCTGTGATGCTGCGCAAGCCTTCCGATCTTGGTTATGACAACACCGGATACGATCTGCCGCCGCTGACATATGACCAGCATACGGTGCAGGTGGAATATGCGCCGAGCGTCGAGACAGGGCTATTTTTCCCTATGGAAGCCCGTACGATGCAGGAACGCATTTCGGCGAGGAAAGACAGCGTAGGCGAACGCGTCGCGCTTGCTGCCCGTCTGACGCCAAATGACAGGCCATTTGTATGGTGGTGCAATCTGAATAGCGAGGCTGATACACTTGCAAAGGCTATACCGGGCGCTGTCAACTTGTCTGGATCGGACAAGGACGACGACAAGGAACGCAAGATTGCTGACTTCCTATCCGGCAAGGCGCGAGTGTTAGTGTCCAAGCCTTCGATCTGTGGCTTTGGCCTCAACTTCCAGCACTGCGCTGATACCGGCTTCGTCGGTCTTAACGACAGCTTCGAGCAGATATTCCAAGCAGTTCGGCGGTTCTGGCGTTTCGGCCAGACGAAGCCAGTCAACGTTCATTTCATCGCGGCAGAAACCGAAGGCGCGATTGTTGCCAATCTCCGGCGCAAGGAAGCCGATGCCGAACGTATGGCAGCTGCGATGGTCATGCATATGGCCGATCTATCCAGCGAGGCGGTTCGTGGCGCTGTGCGTGACAAGCCGAACTATAACCCGCAACAGCCTATTCAGATACCGGCGTGGCTCACCACCAACGCCGTAGCCCACTAACCGACACGAGGAGAATTTCATGAGCAAGAGACTTACCGACCAATCTATCGAAACGAAAACCGCCGCGGTGAAAGCCGTCAATCAAGTCATCACCGACAATTACGCCATCTATGAAGGCGACGCTTGCGAGCTCATTCGTGGAGTACCGACGGGAACGGTGCATTTCGGCATCCATAGCCCGCCTTTCGAGGGCCTTTATCGGTTCAGCAATTCCGACCGAGACATCAGCAACAACGATGGCGATGGCTTTTGGGAGCACTATGCCTACCTGATCCAGGAATTGCTACGCGTGACCATGCCGGGCAGAATCCACGCAGTGCATTGCATGCAGTTGCCAACCAGCAAGATCAGACACGGCCATATCGGCATGCGCGACTTCCGCGGCGAGGTCGTTCGTGCTTACGAGGATGCAGGGTGGATTTTCCATAGCGAGGTCTGTATCTGGAAAGATCCAGTTGTCGCTCAGCAGCGCACGAAATCCATCCGTCTTCTGCATAAGCAGATTACCAAAGACAGCACCATTAGCGGGCAAGGCCTTGCAGACTATATGCTGATGTTCCGCAAGCCGGGCGATAATCCTGACCCGGTTGATGGCATGTTCGACCGTTATGTCGGTTATGGCAACGAACCTACGGCACTAGCGGATCGGCTGGCATCTGGCGAAGATCGTGCACGGGCCGAGAAATGGTTCTCGATTGAAGTCTGGCAGCGTTATGCATCGCCGGTCTGGATGGACATTAACCAGACACGCACCCTGCAATATCGATCGGCGCGCGACGAGAAAGACGAGCAGCACATTTCGCCTTTGCAGTTGGATGTTATCGAGCGCTGCATCGAACTGTGGAGCAATCCCGGCGACGTCGTTCTGACACCGTTTTTGGGCATCGGCAGCGAGGTTTACGGCGCAGTTGCTGCCGGGCGTAAGGGTATCGGGTTCGAGTTGAAGCCGTCCTACTTCTCGCAGGCTGTGCGCAACATTGCGGCGCTTGATTACAGGCAAGACAACATCTTCGACGCGGCCAACGACAACTACGCGGAGGCTGCCAATGCAGCCTGACGATGTGTGTGCTGTCTGCGCCCGCCACGCCGTAGGCCTCGGCGTGCAGGCAGATCGCGAGCCGATCCGCTGGCTGTGCAAGGAATGCGCCGACATCGCCGAGCACATTCGGCATCGGCGTCGGTTAGATCCTTACGAGCTGCGTGCCCTTGATACCGGCGTCGAGGCGGTTGGTTCATACCTTCAAGAGCTTGGCAAAACCGACCTTAAGGACATGGACGAACTGGAAGCCAGGCAACTGGTGAAAGCCGCGTGGGAAGGCTGCGGGCGGGGGATGCGCGCGGCTTTGACGGAGGCGCCGTTTTGATGAACGATAACAGCCGCGGCCTTGTGATCCTGCTATGCAATCTCACGGACGCCATGGCCACGCCATGGGCCGACAATGGCTATGACGTCCTGATGGTTGACCCTCAGCACGGCATGACACATCAAGAAGGGCGAATTACGCGGTTTGCTGGAACGGTGCTGGAAGCAGCGCCGCTTCTGGCGCATCACATTCGTCGAACGAAGATCGTCTTCGTGGCAGGCTTCCCGCCATGCACGGATGTCGCGGTCAGCGGCGCCAGGTGGTGGGCGGAAAAGAGGGCGAGGGATCCATATTTTCAGGCAAAAGCAGCCATAGTTGCCGAGCAATGTCGGATGGTGTGTCTACTATCCGGGGCGCCTGGATTCTTTGAAAACCCCGTTTCGGCATTCAGCAAGGTATTCGGTGCGCCTTCGCATACGTTCCATCCACATGACTACACCGGTATTTGCCTCGACGACAACTATGTGAAGAAAACCTGCCTTTAGGCGTTCAATGGATACAAAATGCCTGCTCCGCAACGTGACCAAACGCTAGGAAAGCCAGACAACCGTATCTGGATTGCGCCACCAAGCCCGGAACGCGCCAACATTCGAAGCGCGTTTCCACAGGGATTCTCGATCGCAAACTATTTGGCGAACGCGCCTCATCTGCGAGCCGCCAACGACAACTATGCAAATAGCAGTTGCGTGGCGTGACGGTTACGAACCTTTCTTACCCTCATAAAGGGGTGCCCATTCCCCGATGAGTGCCGCTTCGAGAGTATTCATGACAGCCTGAGGCGTGCTTTCAGGAAGGAGAAAATCAATCCGCACCGTATTCTTTTTGATCCATTCATTCACCGTTTCCGGCGTGAGTATCACACCAGAAATCGGTGATTTATCGCAGATGCTTCTGGCCAACGTGCTGCTAAGCCCGGAGATCACATTGTAATGATGAAAACTGTAACGTGACTGATTGCTTTGGCTCACCTGGCCCACCTTCAACGTGCGGAGATTTCCGTGAAGGTGAAATGAGTAAATAGCTTTGCGGTTCTTTGGGAGCGAGGGAACTTTCCCGCCTTCATGATCCCATACGCGCTGTTCAACACTTAGCCCATCAACATCGCTAAAGTGTTGAATAATCTTATTATTTATAAACGCAAGTGACTCGTTTGCCTTGATTGCCAGAGGCGATTTCACAGATCGTTTGAAAAACATGCACCCACCCCATTTCTGAGGGAGATTTTATGCATATATCGCAGGAACTCAATACCGACCCCATGCTTGACGTCGCCCTGTCCTACACGGCGCGCAGCTGGCCGGTTTTTCCGTGCCGCGCCGCCGATGAGGAATTCGTCGACGAGGACGGCCTTATCGAAATTCTCGCCACCAAAACTCCGCTGACCTCAAATGGGTTCCGCGGTGCAACGCTGAACGAGCGCATCGTGCGTGAGCTCTGGCGTCGCAATCCCGGTGCAATGATCGGCGTGCCGACCGGTGCGCCTATTGGTGCATGGGTGCTGGACATCGACCCGAAGCATGGCGGGCCGGATACGCTTGCAACACTCGAAGCCGAGCATGGCGCATTGCCCGCCACGCTTACCGCTGAAACCACGAGCGGCGGCCGACATTACTTCTTCAAGCATAAGGCTGGCGTTCGCAATCGTGGCGCGTTGGGCGCTGGCATCGATGTTCGTGGCGACGGTGGCTATGTCATTGCGGCCGGCAGCGTGCCTGCTGTCGGCCAGCCTTACCGCTGGCTGGTCGATATGGAACCGGTCGAGGCTCCAGACTGGTTGCTGGAGCTCGTTCTGCCACGGTCATACGACAGCACGACCACGTACCAAGCGCCGTCGGTCTCTGGTACGATTAACGATCGGTATGTCGAGCGCGCGGTACAGTCCGAGTTGGACGACCTCGCCATGGAACCGATGGGCAACCGCAACAATCGCCTGAACGACGCTGCGTTTCGGCTGGGCACCTTCGTTGGTGCCGGGGCCTTGTCGGAATCCGAAGCGCGGGCCTTACTGCAGGACGTGGCGCGCGGATGGGGCAGGGACTTCCCACGTTGCTGCAAGACGATCGACAACGGACTGAAGGCGGGCAAGATGCATCCGCGTCAGGCACCGGAGGCAGTCAATGACAATACCAAGCTCGTGGACATCACGCGCATGCTCGACAATGCCCGGGCGAAAGTTGATGAGCAGCGTGAACCCGAAGCTCATAACGAGGAACCAGAGGCACCGCAGGTCGTCGAAGAAGCCCCCACTGACCAACCCATCCTCGCAGCTACACCTTTCCAGTGGAAAGACCCGTCGACACTGCCACGCCGCGAATTTGCTTTCGGTCGCCATTTCATCCGCAAGTATGTCTCGGTGACAGTTGCTCCCGGTGGCCTAGGCAAAACTGCAAACAGCATCGTGGAAGCGCTGGCCATGGCGTCAGGCAAGGCTTTGAACGGCGTGAAGCCGCCGCGTCGACTTAAGGTCTGGCTGTTCAACGTTGAAGACCCGCGCGACGAGCTGGAGCGGCGCATCATGGCGGCGTGCATTCACTTCAATCTCAAGCCTGAAGACATCGACGGTCATCTTTTCCTCGACAGCGGTCGCGAGCAGGAGCTTGTCGTGGCGATTGACGACAAGAAGGGCGTCAAAATTCAGGAGCCGATCGTCGAGGCGGTGGCAGAAACCATCCTTGCCAATGGCATTGACGTAATGATCGTCGATCCATTCGTGTCGACGCATCAGGTCAACGAAAACGACAACGGCGCAATCGACAAGGTCGCAAAGCTCTGGGCGCAGATCGCCGACTACACGAACTGCTCCATCGACATTGTGCACCACCTGCGCAAGGTGAGCGACCGCGAAGCTACCGTCGAAGATGCTCGCGGTGCGGTGGCGCTGATCGGTGCTGCGCGTTCGGTGCGCGTGCTTAACCGAATGTCAGAAGCGCAAGCCAATGAGGCAGGCGTTCCCGGTATGGATCGGTTCGGCTATTTCTCGATCACATACGGCAAGTCGAACCTTACTCCGCTGTCGCATCGGCTGGACTGGCGCCATATCGAAAGCGTGGCACTGGGCAACGGGCGAGGGCTGACGCAGCCGCAGGACCACGCGCCGGTCGTCACCGAATGGCATTGGCCATCCAGCGAGGAAGTGGCTGAAGGTCTGTCGGACGAGCAGAAAGACGCAATCCGCGGCGCGGTAAACGGCGGCATGTACAAGCAGGCGCCGCAAGCCAAGGACTGGGTCGGGCACGCCGTGGCTTATGCGCTGGGGCTGGATATCGATGACGAGGTGCAGAAGAAGCGGGCCAGCCTTATTACTAAGGCGCTATTCAAGGAAGGTTTCTTGGCAAAGGTCGAGGAGCGCGATCCGATACAGCGGAAGACAATGTCGTTTGTGCGGGCGGTTTGATTCAATATGGATAGCACAGCTTGAACACCGAATGCCACTCGCACCAGTGAGCCGAATCTAATAAAAAAGAGTAGTGCCGCCTACGAATCTTCCTCGATCAAATTGGAATACACTATGGACAGTGCGGTGCCCTTCCTGCATGCGCGTGGTCAGTCGGCTGATGAAATTCGGCGGTTGGATTGGAGCCGAAACCCTATCGGCTTGCCAGAAAGTTGGCCGGCGCCATTAGTCACAGCAGTTCAGATGATGTTGGCTTCGCATTTTCCCAAAGCAATCATTTGGGGGCCAGAATATATCACGATTTATAATGACGCCTTCAAGCCAATTCTCGGTGAAAAAGAGAACTGCATGGGAGCTTCATTTCGCGATATTTGGTCGGAGGTTTGGGATGAGTTGCTACCCATGGTTCAGAAAGCTTATGCTGGCGAGGCGACTTTTATCGAAGACTTTCCGCTCGTTATCGATCGACACGGATTTGATGAACAATGCTATTTTACATTCTGCTATAGCCCGATCTTTGATCAACAAGGTCGGGTCGGCGGGATGATCGACACGGTCATTGAGACCACCCAAAAAGTGGAAGCCGAGAAGCACGCCAGGATTCTCAACGCGGAGCTCGCGCATCGCATCAAGAACACGTTTAGCGTGGTATCCGCTATTGCGAGCCAGACTTTCAATAACAATGCTGATGAAGAAGTCATCAACACGTTTACAAAGCGACTTTTTGCTCTGGGAAATGCTCATGACGCCCTTCGTCTGGGTAAGAGCTCGGAAGGTTCGTTGCGGCTGATTGTGTCGGGCATAACAACTGCGCTGGCCGTAGCCGATCGCGTTCACATGACTGGTCCGGATGTATCGATTGGTCCCAAGGGTGCGTCGACACTTTCGCTTTTAATTCATGAACTAACGACCAATGCGATCAAGTATGGTGCGCTTTCTAATCCTACGGGGCATGTGCAAATGACCGTCGCCATATCCAAAAGACAGGTTGAGCCGGTTTTCTCGATGAATTGGATCGAAATCGGAGGGCCGCAGGTCGCCCAACCAACAAAAACAGGATTCGGCTCCAAGCTCATAAAAATGGGGCTTCTCGGAGCGGGGGAAGTTAGTTCCGAGTTTAAGCCAGAAGGATTCCAGGCAATGTTTACCGCGCCACTCCGGCAGCTGCAGGAGGAAGGACGATTGTCTAATTCCACGTGATAGCAACCAGTATAATTAATCAGGAAAGCGGGGCTTCGGCTCCGCTTTTTTATTGAGTACCGCGAGCGCCTGTATCCTCGGTGTCCGACTTTCCGTTTGAGAAAAATATCAGGGTGAGCAGCGCAAACACCATTATGATAATAGCAACGTCGAAGGCGTTTACAGCGCAAGCGATTCCGATAGCTCCTGTCGACCAGAGACTGGCCGCTGTTGCCGTACCTTTGACCGACGAACTTAAACGAAGGATTGCACCACCGCCGATAAAACCCATGCCCGTGATCACACCTTCAATAATGCGCGCAAGCGCTTCTGGATTGTCGGTGGTTATTCCTTCTGTAGCTTGGATAAAGCCGCAACTGGCAACGGCGACCAGAGGAAAGGTCCGAAGGCCCGCGCTCCGCTCTTCGCGTTCTCGGTGCCAACCTATCGGCAACGCCAGGATGTACGCGGCGGCAAGCGCTATAATATGAGGCCAGACGTTGAAATTATCGGACTTTAGCGCCTCTTCGAGCGCGATCTGAAGCTGATCCATGTCTTCTATCACTCTGGGTCAATGGCTTCAGTAAACGTAGTTGCCGCGGTTCAGTTCCCGACGGGAAACTTTGATACGCAGATAGCGATTTAGATATTGTTAGAACACAAGGGCAATCTCAGACATCGGTCAGCCTATTTCTTCAGCTGACTTCACGTTTCTATGAATTTTCTTTGACGGTTCCACCGGGATTTGCCTCAAGAAGTGGCCTAAAACAAGGAACCTATCAGCAAATGGTTCGTTTCGTTTTCCCCAACAGGAGGACGATCATGAAAACTCTGTCTGATATTTTCGAGCATACCTTGCAGGACATTTATTACGCAGAGAACGCCATTACCAAGGCGCTTCCGAAGGTTGCCAAGGCGGCGAAAAGTGCCAAACTGAAGCAAGCCGCCGAGGAACATCTCGAAGAAACCAAGGGGCAGATCACGATCTTGAATGAGGTGTTTAAGTCTCTCAAACTGAAGCCTACCGCCGAGAAATGCGATGCTATCGAAGGGCTAATCAAGGAAGCAGACGGCTTGATGGAAGAGGCAGGCGGCACGGCACTCGACGCCGGCCTACTCGCAGCTTGTCAGGCAGTCGAGCATTATGAAATTTCCAGATACGGTTCGCTGCGCGAATGGGCAAAGGAGCTCGGACACACGGAAGCGCACACCTTGCTGACCCATATTTTGGATCAGGAAAAAGCCACAAATAACAAACTCACGAACTTGGCGATAAGCCAAATTAATAAGGCATAGTTTTTTGGCTTCAAACGAGAGGAAGCGCACCGATCTTCCTCTCGTTTGTTCTTATTATACAACCCACCATCACAATCAAAATACAACTTCTGATACTGCGTACTTCTTTGTGCGCACTTCTCGAAAAACCCTAAAAGAAGTTCGCAAATGCACGCTGCTTTTGGTGCGTAAGAGTTCTTATATAGAAACTTACGCACAAAGCGCGCGGCGCGCAGTTCTCGAGTTTTGAGAAGTGCGCACTTTTCCAGATTTTGGCCAATTCCAAAATACAACCTGATTTGAGGGTGGCCCAAAATATTAGCCGCGCTGCGTCGCCATTAACACCACATTTATTGTGACATTCCACACTCCTCTTGCCGCTACCAACGGCATACCGCAATCAACACGAGGAGCTCACATGGCACGCAGCCGCACACGCGCGCCTTCGTCTACGACCACAACCGCCACCAAAACCCAAACCGTCCGCATCAACGGCGCCCGCGTCAAGATCACCACCAAGGCTGGGCGAGTGACAACAAAGCCAGCCCTGCCGCTCGAATGGGAATTACAGGCGGCACAGGTATCCGCTCTCCGCCGCCTGCCACAGTACCAGCGCCAGTTCCTGCTGGCCGGTGACATGAACGCCAGCAAGCGTGGACCAAGAGCCCAGGCCCAGGCAATCGCAACGGGAATGACCAGCGGCGAACCTGACCTTCGCATCTATGGCGAATACGGGCGTCTGCTGATGATCGAGAACAAGGTCGGGCAGGGAAGACTGTCGCCGGCCCAGAAAGACCGCCACGCGGCCCTTGAGCGGCTTGGCTACGCTGTTCTGGTCCTCAGGGCCACGACGACGACAGAAGCCGCTGAGCGGGCCGTTACGGCGGTTCTGGGGTGGCTTGCACAAGAGAAGGGGAAAGCAGCATGAAGAATACAAGACATGGATCGCTCGCAGAACAGTTGAAGGCACTTATGGCGTATCGCAATCGACCGGAAGGTCAGCGAGAACCATTACAGACGAACTGGTCTGTTGCGCCTGGAGCGAATGACAATGACCCGGAGGAAGTCGCCGACATGCGTTACGAGCGGGACTGGCGGCAAACACCGTCCGTGCAAGCCATCATGCAAAACGTTGCGACCGGCGATATCGAGAAGAACGGGAATGGACAGATTGTCCGCATAGGCAATCTGCGGTTCAGTGACGGTAACCAGACTGAAGTCGGATATGTGCTCGGCATAGACGGTGAAGTTATTCAGGCCGACATACGCATGCCGACCGGTGCAATGCTCGGCATGAAAGATAAGCCAGACCGAGCGTCGGGCGGCGGAGTAGACCCAAAGGATACCAAGGCCAGCAATCACTATTTTGAAGATATGCTTGGAACACTGCCGCATCGATATATTCCATCCGGCAAGCGCCGAAATGGTACGAATTACAGCGCTGAGGAATCCGCCCGAATTCTCGCAGATGCCTACGCAAACACCGACATGGAGAAGGTTACGTTCACACGATATCCAAAAGGGTTGCCGTGTGGCTCGCCCAAGGTGGCCGATAGTTTCCTCGGTATGCGAAAGACGACGTGTGCTGGTGGAGGAGACGAAGCGTGGGAAGATACACTGTCTGCGATGATCGATCGTGATCTGTGGTTTGAAGCGCTTCAAGAGTTGAAGGACAGGGATCGGGATGTACTAGATGCCGCGTTGGAGGCGGCGAATTACACGGATGTCGGTATAGCAGCAGGGCAGTCTCGCCATTATGCCGACAAGCGCAGCGGTGGGCGTAAAGCACTGCTTGCTGCCAACGACAATCTAGCGGCTGCAATAAAAAAATATGCTGCGTAGGTAGGTATTCCGCGATCTCGTGCGGAGTATAGTGAAGGGGTTCAACCGCTATGCGGTTGCCCCGCACTGTTCCGTGCGCGAGGCGACGGACGCTCGGTCATGTTGCAGTTGGGTGCAACCGCTGAACCGGGCGTAACTTTCCAAAACAGCGCCCAAACCTCTGCTGTCGGCTTGTCCGGTATTATGTCTGGGCCTTCTCATTCCAGCGCCGTTTCTCCTCCGGCTGCTGGTTCGGCGGGTTGAGCCTATTGCGGTAGGTTCCCCGCCGAAAATTCATTCGAGACTAAGCGGCCATCTCCCGGCAAGTTGCGGCGCATAGATCGCAAGCCGCGACGCATTCGTCCATCCCATCGAGGTCTTCGCAGCTCTTTGAACAAGCCTCACATATTTCAGCGCAGGCTTTGCACACCGCTTGATGCAACGGCGTCCTCAAAAGCATGATATGTGCGCACGTCCTACATATCTCGGCACAGGCGAGCATTGTTCGGAAATGCACGGGTTCAACGTGCTCGCCACCTTCCTCAAGGCAATGTGTGGATGCCATCCCGATGCACGTCTGATAACAAGCCAAACAAGCATCAATACAGGCTTTCATCTCGTTATTGTTCATCGTTCTTCCTCTCAACTGATCAATGCGTCAGATTGCGTTTTTGCCAATATCGGTTCCGAAGTCTTGGTGCTAACCACCACGATATTGGCGGACTAAGCACAATGCTCGCTGCCACGACGATGGGTAGCCACAACATGGCGTTCACTGACAGGATTGGGATGGAAAGCACGGTTATCGCTCCAACGCCGAAAACAACGGCATTGACCATAATGTTGATCAAGGCAGCGATTTGAAATCGAACTGACATAACTCGTTCCTCCTTACTTAAGGAACGCCGTGAGTGTTCGTCAGTTCCAAACCGAACTTTTCTGGATGTAGCTCAGTACGGCAGGTGACTCTTAATCAGCGGTGCGAAAGTTCAATTCCCACCTGCCGCAATCAATTGCCCATGTAGCAGACGATTAGTCAGCAGTAACGGTATCAGCAAAGCACGTGGATATTGTTTTGTTGGCGCCTAGGTTTCTCGCCCATTCGGCAATCTTCGGAGCCTCTGCCTTTTCGGCGATACCACCCCAAACATCCTTGAATACAGGCTTTCCCGATGATGAGTTGAAGAAGAAATAGCCTGGATCTGCAATGGGGGTCGACGCGTAGATTATCGTCCACGTGCCAGATTGGATGATTGAATCAATATCCACCTTTGAAGGGTTCACTTTCCCATTAAGGCTTTTCGCGATGAGTGGAGCGTACTGCTTTTTAAGATCCTTTGTGAGTGTTTGATTAACTCCTGCACATGGATCGGCAGCGTAGGAAGCTTGAGGATACAGTATTCCCAGAAACAGGATCAAGGCCGCATATCTTGAGTAAAGCATAAGGGTGGCTTCCTTTGAATATGACCGGTTCCGAAGATTGATTAAGCACAGAGATATATTTCTGTAAACATATTAATACTATCTCGTGCCGATACTGATGGATGGCGAATGACAGGTGATCCGAGGCCTTGGCGCAATTGGTACAAGCTCGCTCGATGGGAGCGCAGGCGACAAGAGTTGTTCGCAAAGCAACCGCTATGCGTCAAATGTCTTGAGCGTGAAGAGGTGACTGCGGCCGACACGGCCGACCACGTGGTGCCGCATCGTGGCGATCCAGAACTGTTCTGGCATGGTGAGCTGCAACCCCTCTGTGCCTCATGTCACAGTCGCATGAAACAGCGTGAAGAGCTCGGGCAGGACGTTGTTCGGTTCGATGCGTCAGGCTGGCCAGTCGGTTGACCACCCCCGGGGGCATCGAAAAGTCCAGGAGTGCGGTGCCCCCGGACCGGCGGGGTCCCACAGCGCACGCATCCGCAATTGAAAATATGACCCCATAAGGATTTCATTCCATGGCAAAGCCGAGAAATCCCCTCGGCAAAGCCAAAGTCGAGGGGCGGGACAAGAAAGACCCACAGCGCTTCAAAAACCGCGCAGACCCAGCCGCAAACGGCCCGCTTGGCGCTCCTCCCGTCTGGTTGAAGGACAACACCGATATCAAGGCGAAGTCAGCCTGGAAGTTGTTCGCGAAAGAGCTGCCGTGGCTGAATGAATCACACCGCACGCTTGTCGGCATGGCCTCAACTATTCAGGGTCGCATCATGGCCGGACAGGAAGTTGGTGTGCAGGCGATGAACTTGCTTCGACAGATGCTTGGCCAAATGGGCGCGACGCCTGCGGATGCCTCCAAGGTGGCAACGCCTGACGATGGCGAAGAAAAGGATGATCTGCTTGACTGATATGCCTGCGCTTGAGCGTGTGAGCGCTTATGCGCAAGCTGTCATTGATGGCAAAGAAGTCGCTGGCCCTCACGTTCGCAATGCGTGTCGCCGCCATTTCGATGATCTCGAACATGGTCACGAGCGCGGGCTGTATTGGGACGACGATGCTGCCGACCGCGTGTTTCGGTTCTTCGAAGGACGGCTCAAGCTTTCCGAAGGCCAGTTCGAAGGCAAGCCTTTCAAGCTGCATGCCTCGCAGGCTTTCAAGCTGGGTTCGCTGTTCGGCTGGAAACGTGCCGACGGATCGCGCCGCTTTCGCCGTGCTTACATCGAAGAGGGCAAAGGCAACGGTAAGTCGCCATTTGCCGGTGGGGTCGGTTTGTATGGCCTGATTGCCGACAAGGAGGCTGGCGCCCAGATCTATGCGGCGGCTGCCAAGAAAGAACAGGCGGGAATTCTCTTTCAGGACGCCGTTAAAATGGTGCGCGCCGCTCCTGCTCTGGTCGAGCGGTTGAAATTCAGCGGCGGTATCGGGCGCGAGTTCAATATCGCGCATCACAAGTCGCAATCGTTTTTTCGTCCGATCTCGAAGGATTCCGGCAAGTCTGGCTCTGGTCCGCGACCGCACTTCGCGCTTTGCGACGAGGTGCACGAACATCCCGACCGCTCGACCATGGAAATGCTGGAGCGCGGCTTCAAATTTCGTCGTCAGCCTCTGCTGTTGATGATTACGAACTCGGGCAGCGACAGAAACAGCATCTGCTGGGAAGAGCACGAGCACGCCGTCAAGGTGGCTGCTGGAACGCAGACGCCCGACGAGGATTTCGCCTATGTCGGCGAAGTGATCGACGACACAACGTTTTCCTACGTCTGCGCTCTGGACAAAGGCGACGATCCGCTCAAGGACGAAACCTGCTGGAAGAAAGCTAACCCGCTTCTCGGCGTTATCCTGACGCAGGAATATCTGGCCGGTGTTGTTGCTCAGGCAAAGCAAATGCCGGGCAAGCTGAACGGCATTCTTCGCCTGCATTTCTGCTGCTGGACCGATGCTGACAAGGCATGGATGCCACGCGAGACCGTCGAAAGCGTAATGGATGACTTCGACCCCGAAGTCGAACACGCTGACAAGCCGGTCTTCATGGGAGTCGACCTGTCCGGCAGCAAGGATATGACCGTTCTGGCATGCGTTGTCCCGATCGGCTTCAAGGAAATGGATCGGGAAGACGGATCTACCGTCAATCTGCCGACGTTTGATGCGTGGGTAGAGGCTTGGACGCCAGCTGACACGCTGGAGGCGCGAGAACAGGCTGACAAGGCGCCATATGCACTTTGGGTAAAACAGGGCTGGTTGAATGCTCCGCCCGGCAAGCGAATTCGATATGATTTTGTGGCCTCGCGGGTGCAGCAACTCGATCAGGCCTTCGACATCAAGGCTATCGCCTATGACCGTTACGCCTATGACAAGTTCCGCGAGGAAGTCGAAGCGCTCGGGTTAGACATTGAACATGTCGCTCACCCACAGGGCGGCAAGATTCGGGCACGTCCCGAGCCTGCAAAGGTAGAAGCGGCGAAAGCTGCTGGCTTGCCCCCGCCGCAAGGCTTGTGGATGCCGGGTTCGGTTCTGGCGCTCGAAGACATGATTATCGACGGTCGCATTCGTATGCGGCGCAATCCGGTGCTCATGACCGCCCTGATGGGCGCAACCTTCGATCATGACCCGCAAGACAACCGGTGGTTCGTCAAGACGAAGGCATCGGTGCGCATCGACGCTGCTGTCGCTCTGGCAATGGCGGTTGGTGTGGCGATGGATACACCTATCGAACCAGCCGACATCGACGACTTCGTCAACAACATGATCACTATAACCTGGTAGGAGTGCCCATGGGCCTTTTGACTTGGGTCGGGAAGCCTTTCGGGCTTCTTTCCGGCCCATGGCGCGCATTCTTTGGAATGTCGACCACTAGCGGCGAGACGGTCACTTACGAGCACGCGATGCAGCTTGATGCTGTCTGGGCGTGTGTGAACCTGATTTCCAATGCCGTGAAAACTTTGCCCTGCAATGTCTACAAGGGCGACGGCGTTGACGTCGACCGTGAGAATCCGCTGTACGAACTGCTGCACGACTTACCGAATCTGGATGACAGCGCGTCTGATTTCTGGGGCATGGCTGCTCTTTGCCTCTGTCTTGATGGCAATTTCTTCGCCGAAAAGAAGAAAAATGGCGACCGGCTGGTAGCGCTGAACCCGTTCAATCCGCTTTGCGTCGATGTAAAGCGCGATGACCGGAACAACCGCTACTACGAAGTCACCGAGCAGTACAAAAACGGCAAGAAGGGTGGCGTTCGCAAAATCCGCGAAGAAGACATGCTTCATGTCCGCGGATTGGTCATGCCTGGCTGCGATCGCGGCCTTTCGCCTATCGCCGCACAGCGCAATGTGATCGGCAACGCCATGGCCGGCGAAAAGACGTCGGGCCGCATGTTCAAGAACGGCATGATGGCTTCGGTTGTCTTGTCATCGGATCAGGTGCTGAAGCCCGATCAGCGTAAGCAGATTGCAGAATCGTTGCAGGCATTCGCCGGCGCCGACAAGGCGGGTGGGATCGCGGTACTGGAGGCGGGTCTAACCCCGTCGCAGATCACCATCAACCCCAAAGACGCGCAGATGCTTGAGACGCGACAGTACAGCGTCGAGCAGATCTGCCGCATCTTTGGCGTCCCACCTGTCATGATCGGACATGCCGCGAATGGCACGACGACATGGGGCAGCGGGATCGAACAATTGATCCTGCAGTTCACCAAGACCTGCCTCACGCCCATGCTCAGAAGCATTGAATCGGCAATCTACCGCGACTTGCTTGATGCAAAGACCCGCAAAACGACCGTCGTCAAGTTCAATATGGAAGGCCTGCTGCGCGGCGATAGTCAGGCGAGGGCAGAGTTCCTGCAGAAGATGGTTCAGAACGGCATCTACACGCCGAATGAGGCCAGAGCTTACGAGAACAAGCCAAAGATGGACGGCGGCGACGAATTGATCGTCAATGGCACCATGCAGCCTCTGTCCATGGTCGGACACAACGGCGGCCCGCCGCTGGACGATACACAGCCAAGCGCTGGATAAGGGAAATTCATGAAGTTTGAGAACCTGATGGCCGCCTTCGAGGCGGAGCCGTGGGCGATTCAGCGCGAAAAACTAGGCATGTTGGCCGATATTATCGTTGCTCGTGCTGAAGGTGAAAAGCTGGTGTCGTCGGAGATGGCTACCGCTATCTCAGACGCCCGCGCCCGCGAAATCGCCAACGTTGACGGAAGCGTGGCCATTGTGCCGGTTTACGGCGTTCTGGCGAACAAAATGGACGCTTTCTCGGCAATGTCGGGCGGAACGTCTTATGCGGGCATAAAAAAAGCGCTGCATTCTGCGCTCGCCAATGAAGACGTTAAGGCAGTTGTGCTGGATATCGACAGCCCGGGCGGATCGGTTCCCGGCACGGAAGAATTGGCCAACGAAATTCGATCGCTGCGAGGCGGTTCCAAACCGATTATCGCGCAGGTCAACAGTCTGGCGGCAAGTGCCGCTTACTGGATTGCGGCCAGTACAGACGAGATAGTAGTGACGCCTTCTGGGCGAGCCGGATCGATCGGGGTTTACACCGCCCACGACGATGTTTCGGCAGCGCTTGAGAAGCGCGGCGTCAAGAGAACCTATATTGCATCGACGCCTGAAAAGGTTGAGGGCAACGAGACTGCGCCGCTGAGCAAGGAAACCCTTGCACATATTCAGGACGGCGTGAACCGCTCCTACCGGGCTTTCCTTTCCGCCGTTGCGGAAGGACGCGGAACCACAGTCGGGAAAATCGAGGATGGCTACGGGCGGGGCAGGGTGTTCTATGCCGAGGCGCTGATGGACCGCGGCATGGTTGACCGTATTTCGACGCTTGAGCAGACGATTGCGCGCTACGGAGGTACATCTGAACCGGACACTGTACGTCGTATCAAGGCGGCTAATCAGGCACGCGCAGACGCCGCGCAGACGCTGGTCGCGAAGATGACCGCGGGCGAAGAAATTACAAAACGCGAATTCGAGAACGGCCTGAAGGGTCTTCTTGGTCTTTCGAATTCGGAGGCAGAGCGGGCCGCTCGGCTCTACCTCAAGTCTGATCAGGGGGAACCTGATGCTGATGCGGAAAACGCCGCTGTTTCGGCGGCCCTAGAACGGCTTTTGGCCGAAACACGCACTTTCACCATTTAGTATCAGGAGGACGTATGTCCGAAGTTTCTCTTGCCGAGAAGATTGGCGAGCTTGGCCAGTCTTTGGCTTCTATCAAGGAAAAGGTCGGCAATCTTGCGACCGATTTCACCGCGCAGCTCCAGCAGCACGGAACTGTTTCAACCGAGCTGACCGGCAAGGTTGATAAGGCGCTATCTGAGCTTGGTGATACCACGATCCGCATCAGCGAACTGGAAAAGCGTGCCGCTCGTGAACGCGACGACGTTGCACAAGGTCCGCAGGACGTTGGCGATATTGTCGTGGCGTCTGAAAAGTTCAAGTCGACCGACGTGTCCGGCGCATGGCGCGGTTCTATCCGTGTCGGTATGGAGCGCGCGGACATCACATCCGGCAATACCACGGTTGGCGCCGGTCGCTCGGCGGGAACGTCCCTTGTCCCAGGGCAGCGCGTGCCAGGCATCATTGCCCCGCCTAATCGCCAGCTGACGATCCGCGACCTTATTGCTCCAGGCCAGACCTCGGCCGCAAGTGTCGAGCTCGTAAAGGAAACCGGCTTTACGAACAGCGCGGCTCCGGTCGCTGAAGGCACACAGAAGCCGAAGTCTGACCTGACCTTTGATATGGAAACGACGCCTGTTCGCACGCTGGCCCATATCTTCAAGGCAAGCCGTCAGATCCTCGATGATGCTCCTGGCCTTGCAAGCTATATCAACGCTCGCGGCACGTACGGGCTCAAGTTCGTTGAAGAAGGCCAGCTTCTGAACGGTGACGGTACTGGTCAGAACCTGCACGGCATTCTCCCGCAGGCATCTGCCTTCGCTCCGGCGTTCACTCCGGAGAACGAAACGGCAATCGACCGCCTGCGACTGGCAATCCTGCAGGTCATTTTGGCCGAATATCCGGCGAGCGGCTTCGTTCTGCATCCGACGGACTGGACCAAGATCGAGTTGACCAAGGATCTTGGCGGCAACTACATTGTCGGCAACGCGCAGTCGCCGATCGGTCCGTCGCTGTGGAATCTGCCGGTCGTCCAGACCCAGGCGCTTTCTGCCGGCAAGTTCCTGACCGGTGCGTTCAATCTCGGCGCGCAGATCTTCGACCGAATGGGCGTCGAAGTGCTTCTGTCCAGCGAGAACGACAAGGACTTCGAGAACAACATGTTCACGATCCGTATCGAAGAACGACTCGCGCTGGCGGTTTACCGCCCAGAGGCATTCGTGACCGGCGACGTCAATCCGCCCGTAACTCCTTAATCGTTAGCGGGGCGCTTAGGCGCCCCTTTTCACGAGGAAATCATGAAAATCAAAGCGCTGAAAACCTTGGTCGGCAATTACGGCCGATTGGATGAAGGCATGGTCGCCGATCTGCCGAACTGGCAAGCCGGCCCGCTTCTGGCGCTTGGTTACGTCGAGAAGTTTACGGAGGTTGGCGATGGCCGACACGAAGACACGCAAACGCCGGGTGGCGAGCTACATCGGGGCGGGAATCGT